AGGTTGAGAAGCTCGTCCTCTCCCCATGTCTCGTATGCCATCTTATCCTCCCGGTCCTACGAGGCCCATTCTCCTGAGTCTCTCGTTGTTGCCCTGTGCCCCGGGACGGGCCTGTCCCGGTGGAACATTGGGTCCTGCCTGCGGTGTCGGCGCAGGGGGCGGCATCCCGGTCATCATGGCTGGCGGTGCCACTCCCGGCGGTACGCCCGGCGGCCCACCCGGTGGTGGGGCACCCGGTGGCACTGGAGGCAATGCACCCGGGGATGGGCCGGGCGGTGCCCCACCACCAAGATTATCTGCCAGCATCTTGGCCTTGCTCAATAGCATGGCCGTAAGCTCACCTGCATAGAAACGTGCCAGATCTTCACGGCCCTGTTTCAGGGATGCCTGATACAGGGTCCAGATAGCTGCCTCCGGCAGGGTTCTCTCGGCTATCTGCTCCTTGATCGCGTCTTCTGTCTGATCTGCGTCCTGCACACCAAGAATATTGTCCCGGATCCACAGATCCGGCATGAGCGGAGTCGGTCCATCCCGGGCGATTTGTGCCATTGAGTACTTGGACATGTCGTCCTGTGGCAGTCTCGGGACCACGGAGATCTCTACCTCGCCGCCATCCTTGACCCTTTCGGGGGTGATGGTTTCCGAGAAGTACATCCTGTTGTTATCCCGGCCGGAGAGTTCCATGGAAGAGAACGCGCCGCTTGAGTACTGGTCACAGAGAAGGTTACATATCTTTCTGTAGGCGTTCTCAAGGGCAATGATCCGGGGTGTCAGGACTGTCTCAACGCCCTGTCTCAGGGTGTTGATGGCAAATCCCGAGAGCTGGAACTGCAGCTCACCGTAGACCGAGTGGGGAATGGATCCTCTCTGGATCTCCCCGGAGACAAGGCCCATGTAGGCTCCAGTCTCCCTTGCGACTTCCATCAGTCCCAACGGCTCCACATCTTCTCCCTGTGCCAGCGAGATTTCCGTTCCTTCCTTGTAGGGATCTTCTTCCAGTGTCTTCTGCCCGTCCCGGGAGGTAATCTTCAGTCCCTGCTTGCGTGACCTTGCGGTCAGCTCAAGCATGACGCTCATCATAAAGTTGTGGTTTTCGTACAGATCTCTCGTGGATTTAAATACAGATTCACCGTAGTCCCCGACTGTGTCCTCTATGGAGGACCACTCAAGTGACTGGATAAGGGGATTGGCTCCCACGGGTCCCATGAACACGGGAACTCCCGTGCCGCCGTGGGCGGTTCTTTTCTTGATGAACCTGTGTGGAACAGCCACGAAATTGTCTTCACGGTCATAGAAGTCATATACATCTATGCCGTCCTCGTCCATGCGCTCGGTGCCGAGCCTGACATTGTACTGGGACTCTATCTCGACACGGGTCTTTTTCATCTTGTAGCAGGCCCATGCCAGCCCATCACCATCGGTGCCCCAGTAGGTGTGCATTGGATCCCACGGGGTAATGTCTATATGTGTTGTGCTGTTCTCTGTTTTTACCAGAAGTGCCCTGCCTGCGTACCATCCCCGGAGGGTGATGTACCAAGCCAGCTGGCTCTGGAGGTTGGGCAGCAGCCTGTTGGCAAGGCGTTCATTGGCGGCGCGGAGTGCGCCTATGATGAATCTTTCCTTGTCGTTATTCACTTCCCTGTTATTACGGGGGTTACCGTTGGGTGGTATCCGAACCACCCTGTCTGCCGATGACATCCAAGAGATTATCTTGTCGGCATAGGTCTGTGGCTCGTTGGAAGTGTATGACTGGTAGCCGTCACCTGCATCGTAGGGACTCAGGCGGTACAGGTTATGATCCGCATCCATGCGAGATCGCAGGGGTTCAGTAGATTCGTAATGCGACTCTACGAGACTGATGATATCTTCTACTTTTCTCCGAGCCACCTACCACCTCTTGACCTTGATGAACGAGTTGTTGCGTAAATGACCGTACCCGAATCGGTCCACAAGACCGTAGACCACGGCCTTGAGTCCGTGGTTGTTCTTATCCTCGGGTGATTCGCCCACTATATTACCATCTCGGTCAGTTCTCCAGCGATAGGCTTGCGTTTGTCCGTTAAAAGGGTTGGGTTCGGACCCGAATTCGGACAAAATTCCGCGACAGTTTGGATTAAAAATGATTTTTGGGACATTAGAAATCGGATCGGGCTTCAAAAAGGACTTTAGCCTTTCGGTTCCCTCGTTAATCCGAATCTTCTGGGCGGCCAGATAAATACCCGTTTCATCCATCCAGATCTCGGCAGGGGCTGACATGGCCTGATGCTGGTATCCGGCTATGTCTATGACACCGCCCTGCACATCCTTCCACCACGGCCGGGACTGGGCCACATCTATGATCTCCGATGTGATCAGGCCCTGTTCGTATATCTCGTCTATGACACAGACCTGTCCGTTGATCTCCTGCACCACCTCTACTGCGTAGGCACCAGCGTACCCGGGGTCCATCCAGAGGTAGACGGGGTCACCTACGGACCACTTGGCCTCGTCACTGATATGGATGTCCGGCCTGAACTCGCCGAATACGAGTCCCTGCGGTGGTGTCGGTATGCCCTCAATACGCTCCATAAAGAAGTCGTCAGAGGCAACAGCTTTAAGTCTAAGTATTTCAGGATCATTTCTGCCTCCCGGGTACAGGTACTGGTTTGAATAGCTGGGAAGTGAGAAGGACTGCTCCTCGTCACCGCCGTGCTGCCACTGCTGGAAGAGCTGGGGATACCAGCCCAGTGATCCTTCAAAGGTACCGCCGAGAAACATCCACCCCCGTTTCGGGGCGCACCTGCCGCGCATCCTGTGGAAGGTTTCAAGGTCCAGCTGGGATGCCTCGCATCCTATGATGCCGTTGGGGGCTCTCATAGCCAGTGTTCTGGGGTCTTTCGCGGATTTCGTTTCTATCCGGGTGCCGTCAGCGAGAACGATCCTGCCGGGATCCACTCGCTTGGTGACCTCTCCCAGTATCCCGAGGGTGGCAAAGTCCTGAGTGAGGTACTCAAACTCTGCCCTAGTGCGCTCGTAGTCTGCGGCCACCAGCCAGTAGAGGCCGGGTTCATCGTTCTCAAGGAACCTAGATACGAGGTACTTGGATGCGACCATGGATTTTCCTGCCTGCTCACCCCCTGCAACGAGGATGAACCGTTTCCGGCAGTTCAGGATGGGATCCTGTTTTTCGGTAGGTTCAAAGTTAAGCTTGGAGAAAAGGTACTCCGTTATGCCCGGGTCAGTGACTGTTGTCATAGGACATCTTGTAATAGGGATTCATGTATACCCATATGGGAGTCTTTTCCCCGACCCATGATCCCCTTACGTTGAAGTCGAAAAACTCCACTGCTTCTTCACGGCTCATACCGTCACGGCTCATAAGGATATCGATACATTTGTCAACATCGTATACGGCAACGGAATCGAGGTTGATCCGCTCACCGATGCCGATGAGGGCATCATCAAAACCGTCTGCGGTCAGCAGCCCTTCCAGTGCCTCTTCATCAAGCATAGCCTCTAGGTATTCACTTATCTTCATCATTGGGGTCTCTCTTCTTGGAGAGTATCTTCTCCACCTCGTTCACCGCGTTTATCTTGGCCTCTTCTGCCTCGGTCATACTGGGGCTTTTCTTTGAGGGCCTGTTATTTTCCTTAACCCATCTCTTCCACTCTGACATGATCTCTTTCATGCCGGAGCTGGCACCCTGAGAGTCGCGCCTGTACTTCTCGGGCCAGTGGGCATTGAGCATGGTTATGAGGAGGACCGGGTTATCGGTGGGTTTCTGGTCCTTGATGCGGCTGACGGCAAGGTCCTGCAGGTATTCCCTGAACATCTCCTTGGCGGTTTCGTACTTTTCCTTGAAGTTCTGGGCATCCTTGGTAACCCAGTCACCAACGGTGGATCTTCCAACGCCGGAAGCCTCGCAGGCAGCGCGGAGGCTTCCGCATTCGCCATAGGCTGCGAGGAAGGCATCCTGTTTTGCCCTCACCATCTCCGGGTTGATCTTCCCGTGGTACTTTCCGTCACCCCGTTTGGGTTTTTTTGCTGCCATATCAGCCTCCCGTAGTTACTTCCCTTGGCCCCCGTAAGTTCGGAGGAACCTGTTGACATCCTCATTCAGCCCGACTTCCTCTGCCTCCTGCTGTCTATACTGCCGGTTTCTCTGTGCCCTTACTGGGGTGGTTACAGCCGCGCTCAACCACGGAGCATATTCCCACGGGAACCCGGATGTAGAACGATAGTCCATAGGGGGTCCCACCCACGGTGGAGCCCCGACAGATGAAACTGGCGGCGGCAGTAGATCTGCAAATTCGGTCTGCCGGGTTACAGATGCCTGCGACTCCTCGATTAGATCTTTCATATCCTGCAGCTTTTTCTCTTGCGGAGTCAGCTCCCTGATCCCGGGCTTGTCAATAGAATAATACTCTTTCATTCCCGGCTGGTCGGAAACTCCCGGCCTGTTTTGCAGTTTCTTCAGGTTCTTATCTACTAACTGCCGCTGTTCCTTCAGGATATCAAGGTAATTTACTGCAGACTGCGTGGGATAGCTCTGAAGCCCGGGATAAATTTCATGTCCCAGAATATTCGGGGACACCCCTTCACCATACTTGAAGACATCCTGCGATCCATAGGTGCCACCCTTAGAGCCCGGGGGCATATCAAGAGAAGGTCTAGTCCATTCCATACCCGGAGGAGAAGCAAACATTGTGTCTGGATCCCATGGGCTTCTGAAGGCCGCGTCAAATTGCTGTCCCCTCAAAATATTATATGGATCAGATGCATCGGTAAACACGTATCCCCGTGAAGAAGGGTTACCAAAGGGAGTCTCTGCCAGATCTTCAACTATTCTGGCAGGAAGAGTCTGTTCTCCCAACTCTTTAACCCGAACCAGATCTGCCATTGTCTCCTGCATCGCAGCGTCCTCTGCAGCCCATACCTGTTTCATCCTCTCAGCCTCTTCCAGCTGCTTTATTACCTTCAGCTGGTAGGCAGGATCATCCAACGGGTTGGGAACATTGACCTTGGAAAGGTCAGTATAGGGAGTTCCCTTGGAAACCCCCGAAAACGGATTACCCATATTCTGTATCCATCTCCTGAAGGGAGTGGTTATCGACCTTGTGGCCCCCGTACCAATTCCCCCGGCTATTAGCCCGGCCAGATCCAAAGCATCCGCGCCCAAGGAAAAACCCTTGCCCACAGGCCCCATCTCGTCCCAGTAAGATGCCGTACTCAGCCCGGGCATGAACGCCGTCAGGGGGTTTTCCTGTATACCC